ATGTAGATCTTGACTCGTACGAAATCAACAACATGGGTCCTCAACTGGATGACTTTTACAATCTTAGAATCACCAATGGTCAATTGGATGTATCCATTCCTAGTATAGATCAAGACTGGAAAAGCTCTGGTGATAAATTTACCCTAGTAAACAACAATTACTATTTCTATGGTCGAGCAGATTTGTATAGGATTGGATACACCTGGATAGAGATACAAGCTCTTGAAAAGGAAGTCAACGAGTATTTTGGCATTAGCAACGGAAGAGTAAATGCCACAGCCATCATTGATTCTGAACTGCAAAAATTATATCTAGCAGTATGGATACCAAACCCTGATGCCACTGAGAAGTTTGTTGAACATCTAAAAAACAAATACAATGGACTAGCACCTTCGCACATAATTACAAATTGCGACTACACTATGTTTTTTGGTGCAAGAAAAATTGACCAGGAGCGAATCAGAGACTATTGTCGCAAAACACTTAACTTAATCGGAGATTCAAAATGAAAAAATTTATTGCAGCCATGATGGTTGCCATGTTGTTTGCTGGCAATGCATTTGCTAATTTTCCAAACAAAACTGTCAAAATAATCACATCGTTGCCTGTTGGGTCTGGTCCAGACACTACCGCTAGAAAACTAGCCGAAGTGCTGAGTGAAAAATGGAAAGTTCCAGTTATCATTGAGAACCGTCCTGGAGGATCTGGTGGTGTTGCACTTGACATTTACAACAGAGAATCTGCAGATGGTCACACCATTGGATATTTTGATGCTGGATCAATTGTGGGGTATCCTATCATGTATAACAGGCCAGATAGTGTTGCGGCCATTGAGCCAATTCTTCCGTTCTGGACAGTTTATCTAACACTGTTTGCATCAACTCAAATCAAAGACTTTGCAGCACTCAAAGAAGAAATTGCCAAAAATCCAACTTATGGATCTTGGGCAAACGGATCTGCCGGGCATCTTGCTGGTGCGTCATTCAGCAGTTTATTTGATGTTAATATGAATCATATTGTGTACAAAGAGTACGGAGCCTGGTTGATTGATACTTCCAACAAAATTGTTACCTATGGTTTTGGATCAATTGGGTCTACCAAGGGAATGGTACAATTAGGCAAGCTACAATACATGGGAATTATTGCTGCTCGCCGTGACCCGGGATATCCATCTGTTCCCACAATCAAAGAGCTTACTGGTAGAGATTTACCAGAGCCACCAAGCTGGTTGGCATTTTTTATTCACAAAAATGTTCCAGCCAACGTGAAAAAACAAATTGAATTGGACATGCGAGACGCTGCCGCCGATCCTAGAGTCAAAGAAGTACTGTCAAGATTAGACTACACTTCATATGGTAATATGAGTCTGAATGACTTCAATCTACAAATCAATCGGCAAGTGAAAGAGTTCAACCAAATGTCACAAAAATTCAATATCACTGTCAAATGAACAATGACTGCATTGTAAATTCAATAACAAAATGCTATAATCACTGAATGATCCAAATACGCAATCTCACTGTTAAAAACTTTATGAGTGTGGGTGCTGCCACACAAGCTATCGACTTTGATCGCACGGATCTTACTTTGGTGTTAGGTGAAAACTTAGACCTAGGTGGTGATGGCAGTCGTAACGGCACAGGCAAGACCACAATCATCAATGCCTTGAGCTATGCCTTGTATGGTCAAGCACTATCAAACATTCGCAAAGACAACTTGGTAAACAAGACCAATGCCAAAAACATGTTGGTCAGTTTAGACTTTCACATCAACGGCACAGAATACAAAATTGAGCGTGGACGCAAACCCAATGTGCTCAAGTTCTATGTGAACAGTGAACAAAAGTCCGCAGAGGATGAAGCACAAGGTGACAGCCGCGAAACACAAGACGCTGTAGAACGTATTATTGGCATGAGCCATGACATGTTCAAACATGTGCTGGCCTTAAACACATACACAGAACCGTTCTTAAGTTTGAAAGCCAACGACCAACGCACTATCATTGAACAGTTATTGGGCATTACCTTGTTGAGTGAACGTGCTGACAAGATCAAAGAACTTAACCGGCAGACCAAAGATGCCATTCAGTCCGAAGAGTTTAGAATTCGTGCTGTGCAAGAAGCCAACAAACGAATTGAAGAACAGATCGAAAGTTTAAAGCGTAGACAAGTGCTTTGGCAAAAGAAGTACGACAGTGATGTGGCGTATCTAGTTGGCCAGTACGACGATCTAGCAAAGATTGACATCGAAGTAGAACTGTTGGCTCACAAAGATCTAGCTGTATGGTCCGCAAGAAAACAACAACAAGATACATACACTGCTCTTGTTGGTCGACAAACTGCTTGGAAACAAAAACAACACAAAGATATTAGCGAGTTAGAATCAACCTACAACAAACTCAGTCACATTGATATCACAGCAGAACTACAAGCACATACCAACTTGGCTGCTTACATCCAAAAAGCCAAAGACATTGCAGACCTAGAAAAATACATTGTTAGATGTGTAGCAGATGAGGCCAAAGAACAAAAGGTCATCAACAAACTCAAAACCGAAATTGAAGAGTTAAAAAATCACAAGTGCTATGCTTGCGGGCAAGACTTTCATGATACCAATCACGAAACAGTATTGGCTGCCAAAGAAAAAGCCTTGCAAGAAGCGGCGCTACAAGCATTGTCTATTAATACTCAGTGGATGGAAAATACAAATGCGTTAACTGCACTAGGCAAGTTGGGCATCAAACCCACAACACACTATGCAACAGAAACAGAAGCTATTCGACATTCTAGTGAGTTGGAAAACATTCAACACAAGATTGATGCCAAACGTGCAGAAACAGATCCCTATGCTGAACAGTTGGCGGAACACACCCCTGTAGAAGTTGGCACACAACCTGTCACACATTATGATACCGAAACACAGGCAATTGATCATCGCAGTCGCATGAACACCATGCTAACACAGATCAATAGCAAAGCACAAGAGACCGATCCTTACACAGAACAAATTACTGAAATGCAACAACAGGCCCTGCAGGTTGTGAGTTATGATCACCTGAACGAACTTACTAGAGTGCAGGATCATCAGGACTTTTTGCTCAAACTGCTGACCTCAAAAGACTCGTTTGTGCGTAAGAAGATTATTGAACAAAATTTGAGCTATTTGAATCAACGTCTCACACACTACTTGGATAGAATTGGTTTGCCACACACAGTGAAGTTCATGAACGATCTAAGTGTGAGCATTGAAGAACTGGGTCGTGAACTGGACTTTGACAACCTGAGTCGTGGCGAACGCAATCGATTGATACTCTCAATGAGTTGGGCATTCCGCGATGTATGGGAAAGTTTGTACTCTCCTATTAACCTGTTGTTCATTGATGAAATGATTGACAATGGGCTAGACACACAAGGTGTAGAGAATGCACTGGGCCTGCTGAAGAAGATGAGTCGCGAACGTCACAAGTCAATCTGGTTGGTCAGCCATAGAGATGAACTGACCAGCAGGGTAGAAAACATTCTCAAAGTTATCAAAGAGAATGGCTTTACCAGCTACAACACAGATATAGAAGTAGCATGATTCCAATTGTAAAAGTTGAGCCTACAGAGCCATCAATTTCTCTAACATGGATGTTAGGATCTAGATGCAACTACGATTGCATGTATTGTCCTTCAGAATTGCACGATTCAACCAGTCTGCATCCTAACTTAGAAACACTGCAAAATATATGGCACAACTTTTATAACAAAACACACAACCAGTTATTGCCTTATAAAATTTCATTCACTGGCGGAGAAGTAACTGCCAATCGAAGTTTTTTGCCATTGGTTACCTGGCTCAAAGATCACTATCAAGTTGACAAAATCATTGTGACTACAAATGGCAGTGCCAGTGTCAGATACTATTTGAAGTTGGCCAAACTTGTTGATGCAATAAGTTTTAGTACTCATTCAGAATTTTTTAATGAACAAAAGTTTTTTCTTAAAATACAAACTGTAAATCAGGCCATGACGCGGCCTCAAAAAAGTGTGCATGTAAACATTATGAACGAGTATTGGAATCAAGATCGAATACAGATGTATCAACAGTGGTTGGATCAACGTGGTATTAGCAATTCTGTTAACAGTATCAACTATGATCAACAAACTCGATCTGTTCCACATTTTCAAGGAGTAATGAATCTTGTTGCCTGATCAGGATCATTCAAACTACAACTGTGTGGTTACAGATCAATCAGGACAACAAAGACGATTGTATGCCAATTGGTTGCACAACAACAACATGGACCATTGGCAAGGTTGGCACTGTGATGCTGGGCACACAAGATTTTACATAGACAAGAACGCAAACATTTACAGTGGTGAATGTCAACACGACCTTTTAGGAAACTTACTACAAGACTGGCAGCCAAAAACAAACACCGTATGTCAAAAACTCCGTTGCACCGGGTGTACAGATGATTTACTAACAAAAAAATACAAAATTACACAATAGGACTAACTATAGCACATACGCAAAATCACACATGACATGGCTTTATCAAGATACCCCAATTGAGACACTGCCCGAAGAATGTGTTGGATTTGTTTATCTAATCACAAATAATCTCACTGGACGCAAGTACATAGGCAAAAAACTCGCAAAATTTAGCAAAACAACATACAAAATAGTCAAACAAAAGAACGGCACAAAGAAGCGGAAGAAGATACGGTCAAAAGTCGACTCAGACTGGAGAGAGTACTACGGGTCAAGCCCAGAATTAACCGCAGACGTAATCACACTAGGCACCGAAAACTTTACCAGAGAAATACTTTACTATTGTAAATCAAAATCAGAATGTTCGTACATTGAAGCAAGAGAACAGTTCACAAGAAAAGTATTAGAATCAACAGATTATTATAACGGCCATATTCAAGTTCGTGTGCATGGCTCACACAT